TGGAGGGACAGGGATTCGAACCCTGTCATCATGTTGTAGTAGTAGGGTCTGTACAGTCAATGTGGAATAAAAGTGGAATTAATTAGCTATTTTCTGTTCAAATTTAAACTTTTGTGCTGCCTTCATACCAACATCTGAATCGTTATCTTGTATCCATCTTGAATATGTATCTAAAGTTTCTTTAGTAGATTCATGACCCATTGCATTTGAAACCCACAATAAATTTTCCCCAGCACTTAACATCATTGTAGCAAATGTATGACGCGTTTGGTAAGGGTATCTATATTTTATATCAGTTTTATTTAAGGTTCTTACCCAAGCTTCTCTATAAATCTTAGGAGAATGCCAGGGTTTATTAGTATTTGGATTATGAAAAATATGTTGCTGTAAATCAAAAGTGTATTGTTTTTGGTTCTCAATAGCAGCTAAAGCATCAGGTAATAATTTAATTGATCTATAACTTGCTTTTGTTTTTAATCCTTCAGGACTTTTGGAGTATGCTGTCCTTTTTCTAGCGACATATATTTTGCCATTATCAATATCACTATATTTCAGTTCAATTAATTCAGAAGGTCGTAATCCTGTCCAAAAAGCAAACTTGAATATATTGTGTAGCTGACCCTTACAACTATTTAAAATAGCATTCATTTCATAATGACTATAAGGTTCGATTGCTTCTTTAGCTTTACTTTTTGAACCAGTTATTATCACATTATCTAAAGGATTTTTGCTCAGTAAATTACTATTGACAGCATCTTGAAGAGCGGGCCTAAGAACCGCTAAATAATTATTAATAGTTTTAGTAGATATTTTTTTTCCATTCTCAAGTCTTTTTTCATCAAAGAATTTTTCTATTACTTCCTTTGTTATTTGAGAAAGATACAATTTACCTAATTTATCATTAAGCCTGTTAACAATGCCAGTATTAGTATTTTCAGTAGAATCTGCTAGATCATCATCAGCGAGATGTTTTTTATGATAACGAGTTAAAAAAGGTTTGAACTTAGTTGAACCACCTAAGGTAAACCAATGGTGCTTTTTTGAATCAGGAAATGTTGAGGCAAAATCAAACGAACCATCTTTTATAGCATACTTTATTTGCTGCCTTTTTTGAAAAGCAGCATCTAAGTCAGCACTAGTGGGCTTACCCCTAGTTTTAATTCGTTCTTTAACTGTACGCTCTTGGTAACGGAAGGTAAGGGTGACGCTACTTTCACTTCCGACAGAAACTCCGATCCGTTTCTTACCCATTCATTAAACCCTTTTATACTTATTAAAATTCTATTATCGGGGCCACGCAACCAAACATCATCTTCAGGGAAAACACCTTTCCTTATCTTTTCCCTAACGGCTCTTTCTGTGTAGCCTGATTCAGCTGCGAATTGCCCGATAGTTTTATATTCTAACATAGGATTAATTAGCGACCCTTAAATCTTTGAACCACTTCTGTATGTCTGATTCCCACCAACGCCTTTTGTTTCTAATTACTATTGGTTTAGGAAACTCACCAGCATCAACCATTTTTAGTAGTGTCAATCTTTTAAAAGTCACGATCTCACATACCTCACTTTCTTTTAACAATTTTTCCATATTTATGTCCAAGCTATGCCAAGAGATTTAAGTGCTTTCTGCATTGCTTTCTCTTCAGCGGTTAGTTCAGGCGCAGCGTTTGCTACGCGTTTAGGTGCTTTCTTCCTGGCAACATTTTTTTTGCTGTACACATGACCACCATCTTTTGTCCATACACTTTGTTTCTTTAAAAAAACATACTCAGGGTCAGTCGAATGTTTTAAACGCTGCTGCATTAAACTTAAAGATACTGGCTCTTTATGCAGTTCTATCATCTTAGCTTGAGCTTCAAATATATTCCAGGATGTTCCATCATCAAGGGCATACTTACACCTTTGTCCATTTGGCGATTTCTTAGCCATGACTAAAACGGAATATCATCGTTAGGTTCATCGCGTCCTTGATCACCAGGAATAGAACCCGCTTCAACATGAGGTGTTCTTGCTGGCTGCGGTACTGGGACAAAGTTAGACTGTTGTTTCTCAGGCATTGTGCCTTTGCTATCTAACATTTGAATTGCGCCACCAAAATTGTTCACAATAACTTTAGTTGTATAACGATCATTACCCTGGTTATCTTGCCACTTGTTAGTTTCAAGCTCACCTTCAACATAAAGTTTTGATCCTTTGTCACAATATTGCCCAACGATCTCCGCAAGTTTTCCAAAGACTGTTATGTTGTGCCATTCAGTTCTTTCTTGTTTGGCTCCAGCTTTGTCAGTCCAGGTCTTAGATGTTGCTAATGCTAAATTAGCCAAAGTAGAACCTGTAGTTGTGTTTTTAAGATCAGGTTTTCTACCGAGGTTTCCTACTAATATTACTTTATTAATTCCATTCATAACTTTTCCTTATTCAGTTAAAAAAATTTTCTTCCATTGACCATAATTAGTTACTGGCAATACAATCGATGCTGTATTACCTGTTACTCCACATGGCCTTTTACCAACGACCTCAACCAACCCTTGCTTCTTTAAATCATTCACTCGACCACTTACTGAGCTGATCTCCAAACCAGTTGATTGTTGGATTTCTTTGTTAGTCATAGGCTCACCCTGAAACTTTAAAAATTTTAAAATCTCTTCAGCTTGCTGACCAACAGTTCCATCCTCGTTGATTTTTTTGTATGCTTCTATGCTTGTACTGGTCATTTAACTACTCCTCTAATATTTCTTTGGAAGCTAACACCCATAAGCTTAAATAAACGGCGTTCAAGTTTATTTTTTTTGATACGAAGATTACCTTCATAATTCTGTAAATCTTCAATTTCAAAATTAGCTAAACCAATTTGAGAATCTAGTAAAGCTAGTTCTGATTTCAACTTGTTTATCTTGTCTTCTGTATTACTCACTTTTCATACCTCTCTTCTTATTAAAATTAGTTGCCAGGTTTAGGGGAAGCCACCTGGCGGGGCTATATTCAGAGACGAGGGAGGAGATGCCCTCATAATGTGTCTCTACTTTATCAATAGGCTAGGTTCCCCATCCTCTAAACTAAAGCCTTCAAACTGTTGACCTTCTTTGATCGCTTGTTTGAGTCCTGACTTGTCTTCCTTTGCTACAAAAGTAACAAACTCCTCAGGAAAAATAGCACCATCAATTGGCACTAACTTAGATTGTGATGTCCCTTTTCTAAGCGTTAGACCATGAACAGAATTACCCGCTTTAGTCATGTCTAATTCTTTCATTGAGTAAAGGGCCATATCTTTGAGCCTGGCTATCTTGTTTTCATTAGTAGCCTTTTTATCCTGGAGCTGTTTGATCGCATTACTAAGAGCTTCTGAGTCAGCCTTCCAGGTCTTTAAGATTGCTGAGTAAGAGGCAAACTTATCTTCAAGGCCCATACCCTCAAGCGTATCTTCTACAGTCTGTTGATCAATGTCTTCCATACTGAGAACTTCTTTAGCCTGGGCAGTTAATTCATATAGATTCATGCTGCCTCCTTTTTAGCTTTAGCTTCAGCCTCTAAACGCTTCTCTTTAGAAGCTTTATCTTCGCCCCATTTGAAACGAACATTACCATCGGCATCTCTACAACCAAGATAAGAAACTTTGCCGTCATCATCCCACTCGGCATACCATTTCCAATTACTAAGATTGAGCTTGTAACTCGGCCTCCAACCACCATTGGTAGTTTCCATAACTTCGTAATCTTCTAATTTGAATTGAATCAAAGGGTAGTCGTATAACTCGCGACCAATGCCCCAATTAAAACAGGCCCTTTTAAATGAGTCTGATGCCAAACCTTTTGCGGCTTCAGCATTTGATTCTGTGCCTGTATCTTCTTTACTAATCCATTCATTAGTCTCAGGATTAAAGATTGAAACAACACAGTTATGGTTGTCTCTAAGGTGTCTGCGCTTCCAACCCAATGGGCCAACAACTGCATCAAGTCTTTCCATATCGACCCTGGCATCTTTATAAGCCAGGATAGTGACATACTTACCTTTGTTGACTGATTGAACTCTAAAATCAATTTGATTCATTGTTAATGGAGTTTGTAACTTTGCTAACTTTTTCATATTATTCTCCGTATTAAAGTGCAGAGGCCGATTGGCCTTCTTGTGTGTATAGGTTATCCATGTAAGTCTTGAAACCTTCCTGGAAGTCATCTCTAACATCTTTAGGCCCATCAACAGTAACTGGATGTTTGTAACCACTTGAGGCTGCATACCATCCACTTTGAAAGGCAAAAGATTTAGACTTTAGATATGCTTTTCGATTGTCGTTATTGATGATCATATTAAGATGACTCCTATAAATAAAAATATAAATAAAGAGACCACCACGAATAAATCCGTAATGGCCTCCACGATAGTTTTGATTTGATGTTTACTCATGAGAGAAAATCTGAGTATGACATTCCAGCGTCACGCATCTCAGCGTGTGGATCATAAGACTCTTCTTCATCAACTGTTTCCATAAAGATTCCGTCTTCATCAATCTCTTCATAAACGCCGCGCTGTTCGTTAAACTCAATGCGACCTTCCTCTTCTAGTGCGAGTGCGTCTTTACCTGTCATAGAGCCTCCCTGGCAAACAATGCTTTTCTTAGTGATCGTGGCATCTTGCTTTGACGGCCATACATTTGACGAGCCATCTTCACAAGAGTTGGTTTAGCTGATCGTGTCTTAGTAAGAGCTACCCAATCCTCAGTCAGCTTATTAGGAACCTTAGTCACTTTAAGTGGGTGTTCCCACCAAATGCCATGAGTCCATTTGCGGCCAACAGAGACCACCGAAAACAATCGGTAGCCTTTGTCGTTAGTGTAAGTATTCAAATGTTTCATTGAGCTACCTCTAAAAGATCATCGTCATCTAATATTCCAATATCAGCTATTGGAATGTAGTCGTTGTAAAAAGCAACTTCATGCTCTAGACATACATCTAATTGATCAGGATTAATTCTTTTCAAAAAGAAATTAAGTGCTGCATCAAACCTTCTGTAATATTTAGTCCCAGCACCTTCACTTTCAATAACCCATATATCTCCTTCAATACTTGGTGACATCCAAGAATGTAGTCCGCTATCAGACCAGCCAAGTAGATTGTGAAACCTGTCGTTCTTAAAACCTAATTTAAGTTTGTCTCTTATAACTTTATCCATTGTATTTCCCCAGTTTAAGATCAGAAATCGTCTGATCGCGAATCCAATTTAGTTGATATATTTAATTGGATAACAGAAATAATACCATATAAAATTGAATAAAATACAATTAAATTGAATAAAATGACAAAAAAACTTTGTAAGAGGCGTAAAAAAGCCCTACGCTAATAGGGCTTGAGGATAAATATTAAATTGAGTTTAGCAATTAGCTATGACATCGCACTCTTTTCTGATCATTGAGCTAGTCACATTGCTTGGGTCAACATCATACGCATCCATGTAGGCAGCTAGTTTAACAATTGGGTCACACGCGCAACTACTCATATCTATACAATCATGATGTTTATTAATTGACGGAACATTTTCCAGCATTTCTAAAATGTCGCAACAAGTTATTAATATCTGTTTGATATTTAAAACTACTTTTGAACACAAGTCTTTTAAAGTTTGTAATGAATCATGAATATATAACTTAGCATGACTCTCTTGAGCAAGTGAAAAATTTAAATGATTGTGTGTTTCAGGCGTAAAGTAAATTGCCTGGATTTTATTTAAAAAATTACTTTTCATTCTTATCTCCGTAGGTTTGTACTTAAAGATGTTGACATCAAGTTTCCATACAGGAACTCCTACAAATGCCAGTACCATCTGTCCTTAATTGTGCAATTCTTTTAACCGAATAATTGCTTATCGTAAATTTTTGAAGTATGCAGTTTAGTGCTTAATCTAGGTTTTTCTTCCTAGTTGTTTTAGGGCAACACCCTTTAAACTGCAAGTAGTGGCTGTTAGCCATTCTGTATTAATTTGTTAAACGCTGCTGGCAGAGTCAGTCGTTTTGCATCCGCTTTATAAGTGTCTAATGCCTCTCACTATGAACTCAAATATATCATATATATTATTGATATATAGGTTATTTTATTTTTTATGACCTACGAAAATTTCTTTAATTTCTCCGACCTGAGTCATACCAGCCGAATAGAAAGGTGTACTACCTTTATTGATCTCTACAACATAGTAATCTTTGTTATTAAAATCAGGACGCATTTCTTGATTTACTGAAACTAATGTTGAATTTTTAGGAACGCTGACTCTTGTATCGTCTGATTGTCCATACAATAAATAATCAGTAGTTGTCTGTAATTTATCAGCCAGGGTAGTTAAATATCTTGGTTGCTGTACTTTACCCATTTCAAGCATATTAATAGATGTTGATGGGACGCCGCACATAGTAGCCAAGGTGTTTGACTGTAGATTAAGACTCTCTCTTTTCCATCTCACTCTGCCCGCTATGGTGGTGAGATCATAATTGTCCTTTGTTATATTTTTTGAAATAACTTTTTCACTCATAACTTTTACTATAAAATCCAATTAAATTGAGTTCAACTAAATTAATTTGTATTTATGGAAAAACTGTTACAACATTACAAAACACAAACGGCACTAGCTGAAGCCTTAAATGCCTTTCTTGGAACAAAAACGATCAAGACAGGACATATTTACTACTGGAAGAAAAGAGGCTTAACACCGAAGATGGCGTTAATTATCGAAGATATGACAGATGGCTTGTTTAATCGCCGTTTGCTATGTCCTCATTTTTTTAATCAATAGCCTAGTAATGTTACCACAAAACAATTTTGCCTTTAAGTTAGAACGATGATTTTAATCTCATGTGATAGCCGCTGTTCGATAGCTAGAAAATGCGCTAAACATGTGATCAATAGGCCAAGTCCTAAAGTGAGAGACCAGGAGATAAAGAAACATAAACCGAGAATGAAAGAAAAGTGTCCAGGATATGAGGAATTAAGATGAGCCAAATACAAATACATCTAAAACCTATGAGCGTTAACGAAGCCTGGTGTCATCCTGGGAGACGCTACAAAAGTAAGAAATATAAGAGCTACACAGACACAGTTTTAATGATGCTGCCTCACCTGGATATACCTGAAGGTGATTTAGGCATCAGAATCGAAGCTGGCTTGGCTAAGAATGCAGACCTGGACAATGTCTGTAAGCCAATCCTGGACATTATTGAAAAGAAGTACGGATGTAACGATAACCGCTTTCTTGAGATCAATTTAGTGAAAAAGATTATTAAGCGCGGCGAGGGTTACTTTAATTTTTGTATATGGGGAATTGTATGAAAGAGCAGCCAGCTTATTACGCTGTATTAACGGCAGAGGTTAGATACTCAAAAGTATTAAAGCCAATGGAAAAACTTATGTTTGCAGAGATAACAGCTTTATCAAATGCAACTGGAGAGTGCTGGGCAACTAACAGATATTTTGCAGACTTGTATGATGTTTCTACAGGAACTGTAAGCAAGTGGATAGCTAACCTAGCAAGGCAAGGATTCGTCAACAGAAGGGTAACCTACAAGGAAGCATCAAAGCAAATTGATAAGAGATTTCTGAGTTTATCTACCCCTATGGTTGAAAATGACCATACCCCTATGGCTCAGAATGACCAGGCCCCTATGGTCGAAAATGACCAAGTTAATATTCCAAGTTCTAATAGTTCTTCTCTTATAGAAAATTTTTATCCAAATGAAAGTTCTTTAAGAACTGTAAGTAATGAATATGGTTCAGTAACAGATCAAGTTTTACATATGGCAGTCCAGCAGTTTAAAGATGGTGTGACTAACCAAACGCGAAAGCCTTATAAAGATTTACAAGCGGCTTTTAGAACTTGGGTGACTAAAGGCTGGTTAACAAAATTCAATGCTAAACCTAAAACACATGCACAGATGAGTAAACAAATTAATCAACACATGGATGGCAAAGTTATACCAGCACCAAAGAGTATGAAAGAAATAGAAGAAATGTTAAATCAAAAGAATAAGAGGAGATTACAACATGGATGATCCAATTGATTATATTCGAGTAGCTTCACAGATTTATACACGCTTGGAGATGGAGTATGGATTTGCAACACCTAAAGCTCAAAACAATGAAATGCCTGAGACTTGGATTTTCTTAGCAAGTCAATTACAAAGGCTAAGAGTGGAGGAGGTTCATTGTTGGAATGAAGCTTTAAACAAAATATCTGATGAAGGCAATGAGTTTCCACCAAAGATACCAAAGTTACTAAAGGTAATGAGAGGTATAGCTTGGAAGGCAGAACAAAACAACAAGCAAAAACAAAAAGCTTTGGAAGAGATTGAATACAAGAAAACAGTTGTTCATTCAGATGCTGCTCCTAAGTTAGAACAATTAACCAAGAAGCTTACAGTAAATGTCTAAATTTAGAAAAGCAGCTCAAGGTGAGCATTGCACAGTACGCCTTCCAGGTTGTTTGCCTGGGACAGAGACCACAGTCTTGGCACACCTTCCAAATAGATCAATGGGAAAAAAAGCACATGATCTTAATTCAGCGATAGCGTGTTATTCCTGTCACCAGGCGTTGGATGGTCAGCGAAGCCATGACATTGAACCTGAATGGATGGAGCTGATGTTTAGAAGGGGACAACAAAGAACTATAGATCGTTTTAATGAAAAGGGATTACTTTAACTTTAACCAAAGGAGTGACTATGTACTACATTAACAAAGCAATAACATGGGCCAAAGCTAACAAATCTTTAGCAGCTATTGGAGTAATTGTTGTCTTGGGTGTCTTATCAAATCTATTAGGATTTAGTTAAGACTATGAAAATAATAGTGGATCGAGATACACCTATGAAAGCTAATGAGATGGCAGCTAACATGATTGTATCTCATTTCGCTAAAAACCCAGGCCAAAAGGCACTTATCGAAATTACAGATGAGCGCAATCAAACTAGGTCACAAATGCAAAACAGGTTGTACTGGTCATGGGTCAGCTTGTTGGGTGATTACATAGGGTATTCAAAAGATCAATGCGCTTTGTTGCTGCAAGATAGATTCTTGGGTAGAGATGAGTTTACGAACCAGGCTGGAACAGTTGAGGTTTCTCAAATTAAAGGTACATCAAAACTATCTGTTGGAGATTTTGCTGCGTTCTTAGAGTCTGTCGAAATATTTTCATCGACTGAATTAGATTATGTTTTGCCAAGACCTGATGATTTGTACTGGCAATCAATAGGAGTGACTGATTGAGTAATAAGGATAGAGAAACATTCATTATTGAAGATGACATAAACGAGAGATATGTTGCCTGTTTAATTCTTTATTGTGAAGCCAAAGGTATAGAAATATTTGAGGCTCATGATGATGTATCAGCTTTTCTTGATGAGTACGATCTTGATGTTGATAGAACTGACATGCCTTACACAAAATCAGATAAGGCAAAGTTTCATTGATTAGATTTAAAGTACCTACCTGGTTTTTTAGCAGTAAGCGATTACCTCGCCAGGCTTTGCTGCGTCAATGGAAAAAGGTAGCGACTACTGGTAACTGTGAAAGAGGCCAGGGCTGGAGAGTAGGAGAGACACATCACAGAGCGAAATTAACTGATGATGATGTAGAGTTAATAAGATTATTGAGAGAAGGTGGTATGAAGGTCAAAGAGATTGCAAAGAAGTTTGAGTGTACGCCTCAGAATATCTCAACAATAATACATTACCGCAGCCGAACTGGTGTCGGATTGGCAGTAAGAAAAGTCTTTGAATAATGAAAAGGAGTAATTATGTTTTGGAATAGAAAATACAAGCCACATTTATCTAACTCGCGCAACAAAGAAAAGCTAATGCAGCTAGATAAAAAGAAACTAGAAGCGATTGGTCGTGAGCATGGAGTAGAGCTAGATCGAAGGCACTCTGTCGAAAGGCTGGTCGATAACTTGTATCCACATTTATAGGAGGAGCTATGAAAAAGTTGAAACCTGATGCAAAAGTAACAATACGAGAAGGACTCTCAGCAGCGAAATGGCGAAGTCTGAATAAACCTTTTGAACCTGGTATGAGTAGTTATAAAAATTTAGGAATAGAATACTTCAAGGGAAAGTCCAGTAAGTTTTGGGATGGAATGTTAGTTGGAATTATCCTGGGATATATCCCTTATCTATGGCATATGCACATTTGAAATATGCTAACGAAAATTAACTTGCAGAACTTGGGTTATAGTCTAAGCATGACTAAAAAACCAATGAAAAAACCCAAGACTAAGAGACCTTCTAAAAGAAAAGGATACTAGTTATGGATGAGGAAATTAGTCCCTCTTACTACAAAGGTAAGGGGATGGAACTTAGCGACATAATGCTGGCTTTTGATTGTAATTTTTTTATGGGTAATGTGATTAAGTATGCGATCCGATACTCAGAGAAGAATGAGAAGGGCGGCATCAAAGCATTAAGAAAGATTGTTTGGTACGCCAACAGATTGATTGAGCATGAACTTAAAAATGGTAAGAGAGATGGGCAGACCTACTAAATATAAGCCTGAAATGTGTGAGACAGTTATTGAGCTGATGAAAGAGGGGGCTAGTCAGTACGAAGTCCTTGCTACGCTTGGTATAAGTGAAGATACCTTCTATCGATGGAAGAAAGAAAATGAAGAGTTTTCGGAGTCCATAAAAAGGGGGTCACAATTGTCCCAGGCATGGTGGGAAAAGAAAGGCAGAATCTCTTTGGATGATAGGCAGTTTAACTCAACGCTTTGGTACATGAATATGAAGAATCGATTTAAGTGGGCTGATAAGCAAGAAGTGAAGAACGAAGGCAATGTAACCATTGTTATGGATACAGGCATTGACCATTACCCAGGTGAGCAAGACGAGTGATCATTAAACACAAGACAGACTATGTGCCTCATAAGTATCAGAAAGAGATACACAAGAACCTGAAGCGATTCTCTGTCCTGGTGTGTCATAGACGATTTGGTAAAACCTACCTGGCGATTAATACTTTGATTGATGCAGCTGTAAGAACTAAGCGTGAGAACCTCAGGTTCGGTTATGTAGCTCCGTATCAGAAGCAAGCCAAGCAAGTAGCCTGGGACTACCTGAAACGATTTACATTAAACATTCCAGGCGTTAAAGCAAATGAGTCTGAGTCTGCTATTGATTTTCCTAATGGAGCCAGGATAAGACTATATGGCTCTGACAATGGTGAGTCGATGCGTGGACTATACTTTGACGGAATCGTGGCTGATGAGATAGCTGACTTTAGACCTGAGACCTGGCCTGAGATTATTCGTCCCGCGTTAACAGACTCTCATCACAAAGGCTGGTGCTTATTCATTGGAACGCCTAAGGGACTCAATCAGTTTTATGATCTCTATCAATACGCTCAACAAGACTCTGAATGGTACGCGGGTATGTATCGAGTTGATGAGACTGATGTCCTGGAAGAAGAAGAGGTTCAGATGGCTCGCAACACAATGGCAGAGAACCAGTACAGGCGTGAGTTCTTATGTGACTTTAGCGCATCAATGGACAACGCTTTAATCACAATCGACAAGGTAAGTGATGCTGCTGCTAAAAAGATGACGGATGCAGACATAACAGGCTCGGCCAGGATACTGGGAGTAGATGTCGCTCGCTTTGGTAGTGATCGAAGCGTGATACAAAAACGCCAGGGACTTGCAGCCTTCGAGCCAAAGATATTCGATGACATTGACAACATGACACTCGCTGGCATGGTCGCGCAAACGATTAACGAGTGGCAACCTGATGCAGTCTTTATTGATTCAGGAAGAGGTGAGGGTGTCATTGATAGACTTAGGCAGCTTGGATATTTTGTGACTGAAGTTAACTTTGGCGGTAAAGCACTTAACCCAACCTACAACAACAAGCGCTCAGAGATGTGGGACAACATTCGCATATGGCTTGATGATGGTGGAGCCTTACCCAACAATACCGATTTAAAAACAGATTTATGTGTACCCCTTTACAAGTTTGACAACTCAAACAGAATGCAGCTTGAGAGCAAGGATGACATCAAGAAACGAGGTGGAAGGTCACCTGACCTGGGCGATGCCCTGGCACTAACCTTTTCATACCCAGTAGCAGCCAAGAAGATAGGACATTTTGGTTTTAAAGAAGAAGCTGTCATGGCTGATTACGATCCATTTGAATAGGAGATTTTATGTGTAGTAGAAGAAGAGCGGCTCCTCCGCCACCACCCCCACCCCCAGTTGAAGTTCCAGCAGCTCCGCCAACCCAGGCAAGTGAATCCGTTAAGGCTGCAAGAAACAATGAAAAGCAAGCAGCAGCGCAACTACAAGGTCGCAAGTCAACGATCTTGACAGGGCCAAGAGGGCTAATGGCTGAAGCTGACATTGGTCGTAAATCTTTATTAGGAGCTTAGTATGTGTTTCTTTGGAGGAGGAGGTTCAGGGAGTGGCCCACAATCATCAGCAGACATAGCAGCGGGAGGTTATAGACCACCAGTTAAAACTGCTGCTCAAGCAACAAGTGGAGCTAATCCTCATAACGATGCAGCTACGCCTCAAGGCAAAAGAGCAGCGGTCACAACGCAACAGACAAATGATCGTAACACGATGAGAAGAGCAGATAGTTATGGCTCCAGGCAGTCAATGTCTTCATCAGCTCAGAGCGGTAAAAACATTATGAGTGCGCTTAACAATTACAACAAAGCAAACAAGAAAACCATATTAGGGAGTTAGTAGTGGCAAAGACAATGGATTACATGAGACGATGGACGGACATCAAGGATGAGCGTTCTACTTACTTCGGGCATTGGGAAGAGCTGAGTGAGTTCATCATGCCCAGGCGTGGACGATTCTTAACCTCTAAGAGCAATGACGGCTCTAAAAAGAATAACAAGATTATTGACTCAACTGGATCAATGGCAGTAAGAACTCTATCCGCTGGAATGATGAGCGGTATTACTTCACCAGCCAGGCCCTGGTTTAGATTAGCAACACCTGAGTCAGCGCTGATGGAACAGTCTGATGTGAAGCAATGGTTGTTCGCAGTTGAGAAGACCATGAGAGATATATTCTCAAGATCAAATTTATACAACTCACTTCAAACAGTTTATGAAGAACTCGCTGTCTTTGGTACAGGAGCCATGCTGATTAGTGAAGACTTCGATGATGTCATTCGTTGTTATCCATTTACAGTCGGTGAGTACGGCATAGCACAGTCGCACAGACTTCAGGTCGATACCTTTTATCGTGAATTTAATATGACTGTTGCCCAGGTGGTTGAACAGTTTGGATTAGACAAATGTAGTGATGCGGTTCAAACCATGTTTAAGAGTGGACAGCTCGATAAGTGGGTAGAGATACTGCATGTGATTGAGCCTAACGCAGTCAGAGAGTACAACAAGAAAGACAACCTTAATATGCCTTACCATTCATGCTATGTCGAAAAGGCCAGTAAGAATGAACGCAAGCTCCTGGAGAGTGGTTACGAAGAGTTTCCTGTCCTGGCTCCGCGTTGGCATGTCACAGGCGTAGACATCTATGGTCGTTCACCTGGTATGGATGTCCTGGGTGATGTCAAAGCTTTACAGATTGAGCAGAAAAGAAAAGCTCAGGGTATTGATAAGATGGTTAATCCACCGCTCCAGGCTCCTTCATCATTAAGAGGTCAATCAGCCAGCGTACTACCTGGTGGTGTGACTTATGTGGATACCATGCAAGGCAACCAGGGAGGTTTTAGACCGACTTATGAAGTCAACCCAAGACTGGCAGAGCTGCAACAAGACATCCAGGAAACTCAATACAGAATTCAACAAGGCTTCTATAGTGATCTCTTTCAAATGATGATGAACTCAGACAGGAGGCAGATTACTGCAAGAGAGATTGACGAGAGACATGAAGAGAAGCTGCTTATGTTAGGGCCAGTATTAGAGCGCCTACATACTGAGCTGCTGAATCCACTCATTGATCGTACCTTTAACATCATGGCGCGTAATGATATGTTGCCTGAAGCTCCTGAAGAGTTAGCTGGAGTTACACTTAAAGTTGAATACATCTCTGTTATGGCACAAGCTCAGAAAGCCATTGGTACTGGAGCTATTGAAAGGCTCGCTGGCTTTATCGGAAACATGGCTGGAGTTAAGCCTGAAGTCCTGGACAAGTTTGATGCAGATCAATCGGTTGATGAGTACGCTGAAATGTTAGGCGTTCCACCTAAGATCGTTGTGCCTGATGATGTTGTACAAAGAATGCGAGAAGAAAGGCAAGCACAAATGGAACAGCAAATGCAAATGGAGCAAGTAAACCAGGGCGCTCAGGCAGCTAAAGTGATGAGCGATGCAGACACAAGTGGCAACAATGTTTTGTCTGACATTATTGGAGGCATAAGCTAATGGTTGTTAGCATTGATGATGCGATAGATGCGGTCACTAATTTACAGTACATGGAGCCGCATCCTGAGAACCAATTACATCACGAGTCAATGCTGATTACCCTGGAGTTTTTACAAGATTGTGGGTTTGTTAATCTGTCATTAGAAGACGCTAATAAACCCAACGAAAATTAACTTGCAGAAAGTATGAGATAGTGCAGATATGAAATATGACTAAGGAATTTAACGCATCTGACGAGACTAGCGTCAAGAATGCAAAACAGAAAGAAAAGAACAGATTAGATACTGAGTTGGCAGACATTAAGTTGCTGCTAGGTAAGCAATGGGGTAGACGCATTGTGTATCAAATCCTGGAGAGAACAGGACAGTATCAAACCAGTTTCAATAGCGATAGTAATGTAATGAGTCTTCACGAGGGTGAACGCAATATAGGATTATGGTTGTTGGATAAAGTAGCAGCGGCAGATATAGATCAATATGTGCTGATGCTAAAAGAAAACCTTAAACATGGAGATTCAAATGGCTGAAGAAGAAACAATACTGACGGCGGATGCGCCTGAAGTTGCGACTAATGAAGAGCAGTCAGAGACCTCAACGGAGACAACTGAGGCTGCTGCGACAGAGACAACAGAGTCAACGGAGAGTGATGCTGCTAATAAAGAGACTGAGGGACAAGAAGAGACTGAGGCTGCGGGAGCGCCTGAGGAATATGGAACATTCGACTTGCCTGATGATTTTGATATGAACAATGACACACTTGCTGAATATCATACCTTTGCTAAAGAGAATGGCTTAACACAAGAACAGGCTCAAAGAGGTGTGGACATGGTGGCCCAAATGAAACAGGCCGAAATGAAGCAATGGGTTGAGCAGCAGAAATCCTGGGTGGAAGATGCTAAAGCGGATGCTGAATATGGTAACGATAAATTCGATGAGAGTATAGCCGTTGCTGTAAAGGCTCGTGATAGTTTTGGTACATCCGAGTTTAATGAGATGCTTGATAGCTCAGGGCTGGGTAACCATCCTGAAATGATACGATTTTTACATCGTGTTGGTAAGGCAATCAGCGAAGACTCAGTTGTTGTGGGAGGAACTACAACAAGTCAGTTAACGCGTGAAGCTGTCCTTTATCCATCAATGCAAAATTAATAATAATACTTAAAGGAGTATAACAATGGCAGTATTGTCAACTACAAATCCTACTTTGGCTGATGTAGCAAAGAGGTATGACGCTGATGGCAAGATTGATACTATCGTGGAATTGTTAGCTGAGACTAATGAAGTCTTAGATGATATGACATTCCTAGAAGGAAATCTTCCAACTGGTCATAGAACTACAGTCCGTTCAGGACTACCCGCGTCAACTTGGCGTAAGCTCAACTATGGTGTTCAACCTTCAAAGAGTACAACTGTTCAGATTACTGATACTACAGGTATGCTTGAGGCGTATGCTGAAGTGGATAAGGCGCTTGCTGATCTAAATGGTAACACCGCTTCTTTCCGTCTATCTGAGGACAGAGCATTCCTAGAGTCAATGAACCAAACAATGGCTAACACATTGTTCTATGGTGATACTGGTACAGACCCTGAGAAATTCATGGGACTATCAGCTCGCTATAATTCAACTACTGCTGAGTCAGGTGACAACATCATCGTAGGTGGTGGGTCAGGTTCGGACAACACATCAGTTTGGTTGGTGTGCTGGGGGCCTAACACTTGTCATGGTATCTACCCTAAGGGTTCACAAGCTGGTCTGAATCATCAAGACCTAGGCGAAGTGACTTTAGAGGATGCTGCGAATGGTAAGTACCAGGGTTACAGAACTCACTACAAGTGGGACATCGGTATGTCAGTTAGAGATTGGCGTTACATTGTTCGTATCCCGAACATTGATGTATCTAACCTAACTAAAGATGCTTCAGGTTCATCTGCTGCTTTAGTTGATCTAATGGTACAAGCTGTAGAAAAACTACCTAATGTAAATCTAGGTCGTTGCGTGTTCTATGGTAACCGCACAATCTCTTCAATCCTAAGACGCCAAATTACTAACACAAGTAATGTTCGTCTATCTATGGATGAGGTAGCTGGGAAGCGTGTAATGTCTTTCGATGGTATTCCATTCAGAAGAAATGACGCTATTTTAAACAACGAAGCCTTAGTAAGCTAAGTTTAACACAGGAGTAAATAAATGATTATTGATTACAATCTTCAATTATCCGATGCTCAGTCTGTAACGGCTGATGCGGCTTCGACTAATGTTATCGACCTGGGTTCAGATCGTGACATTGGGCCAGGCGAGGACATGAAAATCGTTGTTTCTTTTGATGTGGCTATGGGTGGCTCTTCGCCAACTTTAGCTGTTTCAGTACAGACAGATGATAACTCTTCATTCAGCTCTGCAAGTACAGTACAGACTTCTCGTACTATATCTGCGGCTGCTGCTGGAGACACACTTGTGATGGGTCTACCTGACCAAAACGAGCGTTATATCCGTCTTAACTACGATGTTGGGGGTTCAAACCCAACAATGACTGTGAGTGCGTCAATTGTTAAAGATGCGCAGCAGTACCACGCATACCCTGACGGCGCGAATGTGCAGTAAGGTGTGATTTTTAATTCCATCGGGCGGTAGGTTCTTTTCAAACTTTTCATACTACTGCCCTTTGGTTTTAACGAACTGAAGGAAGAACAATGGCAAGTGAAGTCGATATATGTAATTTAGCACTATCCCATATCGGAGCAAGTGCCACTATTTCAAGTTTAACAGAGGCTTCAGAGGAGGCCTTTCATTGTAATTTATTATTCGCAGATACGCGAGATACATTACTGCGATCATTTCCCTGGGGATTTGCTACGCGCCACATTGCCCTGTCAGATGTAGGTTCTCCTCCTGGCAACTGGGCATATCGATACAGTTATCCAAATGACTGTCTCTTTGCAAGAGAAATACTACAAACGAATACAGTAGCTGGCAGCAACGACCCAATTCCTTTTGAAGTCGCACTAGGCGATGCCTACGACTCAAGAGTTATACTGACTGACCAGGTTACAGCAACCCTAATTTATACCTACCAGGCAACCAACACTTTAGTGTTCGAGCCGATGTTTATTAATGCCCTGGCATGGAAGCTGGCAAGTGAGATTGCAATGCCAATTACCAGGGACGAGAAGAGGATGGAGCAAGCCTATCAAATGTACTTAACTGTACTGGGTGAGGCTAAGACATTTAATGCTAACGAGTCTCACATAGATAGAAATACAGATGCGAGCTGGATAACAGGGCGTAGTTAATGCCTGTACACACGATACAACCATCATTCTCAGGCGGTGAGTTAGCACCTTCTCTACATGCGAGAGTTGATCTCGCTAAATACGCAACAGGACTGAAGACCTGTCGTAACTTTTTTGTCCAGGCACATGGCGGAGTCGCTAATCGTCCTGGTACTAAATTTGTCTGTGAGACTGCGAACTCAGCAAAAACAACCAGGCTTATACCTTTTGAATTTAATACTGAGCAAACCTATATCTTAGAGTTTGGACATCAGACTATGAGAGTCATCAAAGATGGTGGACAAGTCTTATCGAGTGGTTCTCCAGTATCGATAGCAACGCCATACTCAGATACTGAGCTGGCGGATTTAAACTTTACGCAGTCAGCTGATGTCATGACCATTTGTCATCCATCGCATCCAGTAAAAGAAGTGAAGCGAACTTCTCATACAGCCTGGTCAATAACCTCTGTTTCATTCGGCACATCGATGGCAGCTCCTGGAGGCGTTTCTTCAACCAGGCAGAACTATGATAGTGGCAATGTAGGAACATCCTACTCGTATGTAGTTACAGCAGTAAAGACAGATACAAGTGATGAGTCTGTTGCATCAAGCGCAACATCCATTACGAATAATAACCTTAGCTCTACTATTACCAATACCATTTCCTGGAATGCGGTATCAGGAGCCAATAGCTACAATGTCTTTAAATCGCGTGGTGGTATTTACGGCTTTATTGGAAGATCAACAACGACTTCATTTAAGGATGACAATATTGAAGCGGATGCAAATGATACGCCAGCAACAGCAAGAACCATATTTAATACAACCGATGAGTACCCAGCAACAGTCGCTTACTACCAGCAGCGCCTGGTCTTTGGACAAACAAACAATGATCCTCAGAAAATCTTTATGTCGCAAACGGGTAACTACCATAACTTTAATATTTCAGAGCCACTTCGAGATGATGACGCGGTCACCTTTACCATTGCTGCCTCTCAGGTCAACGAGGTAAGACACCTGGTTCCACTTAGCGATATGATCATCCTGACTTCAGGTGGTGAATGGTTATTAACTGCTAACGATGGCGTCATTACGCCGTCAGCCATCCAGGTTAAACCACAAGGTTATCGTGGGTCAGCTGATGCGCCGCCTATTGTTATTGGTAACACGATTATTCATTTACAGGCTAAAGGGGCTATTATTCGAGACTTGGCGTTTGCGCTAGAGTCTGACTCCTATACAGGTAATGATTTAACAGTTTTAGCTAGTCATTTGTTTGCTGGCAAGACAGTACGAGAATGGGCCTACGCTCAAGCACCACATTCAATTGTTTGGACAGTATTAAGTGATGGTACTTTGGCGGCCCTAACCTACATGAGAGAGCATGAAGTATGGGGTTGGTCAAGACACGATACTGACGGCACTTTTGAGAGCGTTTGTACCATTGCTGAGGGTGACGAGGATGCCACTTATTTTGTTGTTAAGCGCACCATTAATGGCGCAACTAAGCGTTACATAGAACGCCTGAATACAAGAGTATTTACAGATGTTGCTGATGCGTTTTTTGTGGACTCAGGGCTGTCATACGATGGTACACACACAGGGTCAACAACAATGACATTATCGGGAGGTTCTTCTTGGGCGCATTCAGAGACTTTGACACTTACAGCAAGCGGCAGCACTTTCGTTTCAGGCGATGTAGGCAATACGATTGTGCTGACTATAGGAACAGAGACTCTCGTATGTACCATTCAGGGCTACACCAGCGTCACAGTCGTATCAGTCAAAGCGGGAAGGGATGTACCTTCGGCGTTTAGAAGCGTAGCAGTATCATCCTGGTCAAAAGGAGTCGATGAGATTTCAGGGCTAGGACACCTTGAAGGTAAGACAGTTGCTATCCTGGCTGATGGTAATGTGGAAGCGCAAAAAACAGTTGCTTCAGGAGCGATTACAATCTCTCATCCAGCCACTAAGATTCATATTGGACTACCCATCCAGGCAGATATACAAACACTTAACCTAGAGCTAGGTCAGCCCACGCAACAAGGCAAGAAAAAAAGCATTTCAGAGGTGACACTCAGAGTCGAAGAGTCAAGAGGCGGCAAGATAGGATATGACGCTGATCACCTCACAGAGTTTAAACAACGAGCGTATGAGCCATATGGCACAGCAACCTCCCTTAAAACAGGTGATATATCGGTCACTATGCCGTCTACCTGGCGTTCTGAGGGATCAATTTTCTTTAGGCAAGATGACCCATTACCGATGACATTACTAGCCGTTATACCTGAGGTGAGCGTTGGCGGATAAAGTTGAAATCAGAGATGTTGAAGAGGGTGATATTGCTGTCCTAGTCAGAAACATGCGTGACCACGATAAGCAAGAAGTAAATGCTGCAACGCATATGGGACTTCGTAATGCGGTTCAAACATCAGTCATTATGTCAACCTACTCCAAAACAGGCCTAGTCAATGACGAGCTTGTTTGTATGTGGGGCGTGTGTCCTATATCGCTACTAAGTGGATCAGGCTCTCCCTGGATGTTAGGAACCGATTTAATAACAGAAAAGCAACGCATATTCCTAAGAAGGTCTAAGCCCTGGCTAGATGATATTCGCAAGGATTATAGGTATTTAGAGAACTTTGTTGATGCGCGTAATGTGATGTCAATTAAGTGGCTCAAGTGGTTAGGTTTTGAAATGGATGAGGCAGAGCCGTATGGCATACATGGTGAGCCTTTTCATAAATTTACAATGGAGATTTAGTATGTGTACCCCAATGTTAGGAATGATACTGAACTTTGCTGGTGCTATGTCTCAAGCTGCGGGTCAGAGGCAAGCAGCAGAAGCAAAAGCAGCAGAGTATCGTTATCAAGCTCAGATAGATGACAACAATCGTAAAGTAGCGCTTTGGAAAGCAGAGGATGCTAAAGCAAGAGGCGCTAAAGAGGAGGCAGCACTTCGAGTTAAAGTAGCACAACTTAAAGGAAGACAAAGAAGTGCATTAGCAGCAAGCGGCGTAGAGGTAGGTAGTGGTTCAGCATTAGACATCCTGGGAGATACAGCAGCTCTTGGGGAGTTAGACGCGCTTACGATTAGATCAAATGCAGAGCGAGAGTCATACGAACAGAATGTAGTCGCAAGTAATTTAAAAGCTAACGCGGGTATGAAACGAATGGGCGCTGACAACGCAATTATTGCTGGAAAGATTGGCGCAACTACATCGTTGTTAACTGGAGCTGGCTCAGTTGCTAGTAAATGGCAAAACTACTCATACGGATAAGGATCAACAATGGCAACAGTACCACAATACCAAATAGGTCAAGTCAAAGACAGACCAGTTAGCGGTGGCTTTCAACAAATACAAACCAATTCGGATGCATTCGGAGCCAGCATAGCCCAGGCAAAAATTCAACAAGGCCAAGCGATCAGTCAGCTCGGAGACCAGGCGTGGGAAGCAGCCTTTAAACAAAGAGATGTTCAAGACCAGGCAACGCTCAGAGAAAGAGATAACTTGTTGTCAGCAAAGATAAGAGAGCTTATCTCTGATGAGGGTGGTTATTTGTCACTTAAAGGTCGCAACGCTATTGATGCCAAAGCTGATATAGAAAGACAACTGGAAGAGTACAGAAAAGATCTAGGCAAAGACCTGGATCAAAGAATTGTTGGCAAATATAACCAGGTAGCAGATCAAAGATTACTGAATGCCTTCAGCACAATTGATGGACACAATCGCCGAGAAGGTGAAGCCTGGAATCAAGCAGAGCGCGTAGCAAGAGTTGAAAGCTCTATCCAAAACTTTGCTGCTAACTTCGGTAACGATGCGGCCATGAAGCTGGAGTATGACCTGGGACTGCGCGAAGTCAATTCACAGCTGCTCGATGTGTATGGTATTGACGCCTCTAATCCAAAGGATGAGTCAGAGCAAGCCATTGTTAATAAGTCAAGACTGTTGTTTACTTCTAAAGCGCACGAAGCGGCTATCGAAAACTATTTAGCGAATGACATGTATCAGCAAGCTAATGATCACTTTAATGATAACAAAGGCGCTATCGATGCGACTAAGTATGACGAAATAACTAAGCTTCTCAATACCTATACCAGGGTCGGAGAGATTAACTCTAAAGTTAATGAAATTAGAGATGAGGGTGGTGACATCACAATGCAGTTAGCCAAAGCAAGATCAATCGATGATCCTGTACTCTCTGCTGATGTCGTTAAAGAAATTAAAGCTCGCTTCAATGAAGACAATGAAATAAGAAATTACAATGAAGGCGAAGCTAAAAAACGCGTTGATGGTGCTATAGCGAATGGAGCTAGGACAAGGTCTGACATAGACCCAGCGGATTGGGATGCTATGGGTGAGACTAACCAAAAAATAGTTGAAGATATATTTCAGCAGTACGAAGACGCTGAGGATCAAAGACAAGACGAAATTAAATTAGAAAAGGAACAAGAAGCTAGAGACAATGTTTATAACAAACTTGCGCGCGGACTAGAAATAACATCTTATGATTTGATGGAAATGTCAGGCCCTGATTATTATCAATACAAAAAGAATGTCAGAGCAGACTTACTGCTAAAACAAAGTGATGAACAAAAAGTAGCATACGACAAAGTAAACGACTTGATGGCTGATGGTCTGACTTATGCTGAAATTCAGAAAGATCACAAAGAATTGTGGGAAGGTATGTCAGGTGAGGCGCAGCGACAACTTAAAGCAATACTAGATACAGACGCAGAAAAAGCCAAAGACGATGAACAGAGAGAACTGTATGACAACGCTTTAGCCTTTATTGCTGAAACTGATCCAACTGATTTAGAAAGTGAACAAGCTTGGATTGGGGAAGAAATGTACAGACAAATGGGTGGTTTGTACGCACTAGCAGTCAAAGAAAAGATACAGCAAGTAATTGATCAAGATGTAACAAGAACAAGAACAGCGGCGCAGCGCGCTGAAGACGATGCTTACCAAAAAGTACTAGTGTTAATGGTTGAGGGTGCTACTAAAGAAGACTTGCCTGAAGGTTTATGGAAGCAGATGAGTGGTACACAGCAAAACTCAATACAAAACGCTATTAATACTGAAGTAGCAGCAGTAAACAAAGCACAGTTAACGATTAAGAAACAAGAAAACTATGTGAATTTATTTCAAATCGCTGAGACAGACCCAGCAGCGTTTCAGGCTATAGATTTAAAAATATATTCAGGTCTGTTGTCTGATGGAAACATGACCAAGCTTTTAGAAATGCAAGCCAACCCTGACTCTGTCAAAATGTTTTTATCTAACGAAGATTTTGTTAAGCAAGCGCTCGGATCAACAGGACTCGATTACGCTAAAGAGTCTTTAAAAGACAGCGATGACGGCAGAGACATAAGGCGCTTTTTAGCTGAGGTCGATAAACAAACAGCAGCACACTTCACACTTACAGGTAACCAACCAAGCCAGGCAGATTTTCAAGGCATAGTTACAAGACTAATGACTGATATTGTTTGGAATGCTAAAGGAACTAATAAAGAAGAGCCATTAATATTAGCAATGGATAATGCTGATGATCTATTTGTCAAAGTGCCACGCATGGACGGCTCAGGTAAGACTGACAACATGTACTTGTCAGAAATAAAAGATACAGATCAAGCCTTCTATCAAACCATACTGAAAGACAATTTCTTGCCAATGACGCAGCAAAACATTGTCGAGTTGTCAACAGTCCCAAGAGATCATATAAATTCCATTGTAAAAAATATGAAAGACACTAATTTTAGTCCCATAAATGTTGAGAATATTAGAAAGTGGTATTACGCTGTCACTAGGAAATAATTATGGCCTTAACAATACCAGGTACTGAACAAGAAGACGAGGAAGAGTTTCCAAAAATTAATATTGAAACTGCTGTACAAAACTCAGGCGTTGATATTAAGGTAACGGCTCCTGAAGACCCAATTGTAGTTGACAAATATCTTTCTTATGCTCAAGACATACAGAGAGACCAAATGTTGCAAGCCAGCATTCCGACAGAAGTAGATACACCAATGCCTGACTATGCTACTTATGGTCAAAATCTTCAAAAAGCAAATGCAGAGAGTTTAAAAAATAGTTTAAAAATAGCTTCTCTTGCTGACAAAGATCAAGCAGCTGCAATTAAAGAGCTATCAGAGCAAACAGGACTAAACCCTAGTTTTATTGCTGCTAATGTAAATGAAGTTAAAAGAATGGTCGAGCTGACTGCGCTGGATGTAAATAAGCTTGCTGTTGATAATCCAATACTAGCTAAACAATTACAAGACCCATTATTTGCTGCAATGGCTTATGATGACATCGACAAACTGAGCGGTATCGAAGCAGCAGCGACAGCAACAGTCAATACATTTCGTTCTGTATTTTCAGGATTGCCATCAGCAAGTGGCGGAGCCTATCAAGCACTTGGCGTTGTGCCAGGATCAATAGATGCAATATTAGATTTTGCTGGTATCGATACTGAGTATGACACATCACCTGATCGTTTTATATTTAAAAACTTACTCAATGTACCGCAAGCAATGAGCGAAGGTTTTCAAAGCCTAGCAAAAGGACAGTTTGATTTAGCAGATGAAATCCAGGGTGATTTAAGCCGTTACCCTGAATGGATGCAGTCAGCTTTACAAGGCCCTAAATCAATGGGAATGATGGCTCCAGGTATGCTCGGATTCTTTATGACAGGAAACCCAGCATTTATATATGGAACAGCTGGCGTAGCTTCAGGTGGTTATGCTATGCAAGAAGGTTTAGATCAAGGTTTAAGTTACTCATCCTCGGTTGTTTATGGCATAACACAAGGTACAACAGAAGCAGCTTTTGAAATGTTGCCAGCACTTAGATTCATGAGAGATTTAAAGGTTGGCTCTAGTTTATTTAAAACAATAGGCGCTCAAATGCTTATTGAAATACCACAAGAGCAGCTGACAACGATAACGCAAGACTTGAATGACTTTGTGATCTTGCCGTCTGATGCAGATTTAACTTTTGGAGATTATCTTAAAGAAAGGCCAAATTCAGCCTGGCATACGCTTATAGCAACAATAACAGGTGTCGGTACTCAAACCACAACAATGTATGGCGTTAACAAGGCGCTCAATAAATATTTAGATTCAGGCATACAAATTGATCCTGAAATGAAGCGCATGATTGAAGATGAGATGCGTGCGACTGAAGCTCTCGAAGTCAATGAGAGAATGACAACATTAGTACAGAAGCTGCAAGAGTCTAAGATGATGGATTTGTCACCTGACTCTTTGAAAGGTTTTGTTCGAGAGTTGTTTCAATCAGAAAACGAAACAGACTCGCCTAAGGTAGTCATCTACGCGCAAGATTTAGTCCAGTATGCTGAAGAGCAAGGTATCGATTTAAATACTATATCGCCGCTTATCTCTGACCAGGTAGAAGATACAGTAGCTACGCAAGGCTACTTTGAATTTAATGTTGAAGACTATCTAACTGACATAGCAGTAGGTCAGCATGGTGAAGGAATTAATCAGTTATTAAGAGTTAATGAAAATGCGATGTCAGTTGCTGAAGCCAGCAAATGGAATGAAGGTCGCAACGAAAGACTTATTGAACAGGCGGATGCGATTATCTCTAGCATGGCTAATGAAGAAAAGCAGCCAGGCGAGCAAGTTTACAACGATGTCGTTGAGCAGCTAGTCAAGATAGGTACGCCGCGTGACCAGGCGAATCAAAGTGCTATCTTGTACAAAGCATTTTTTACAGTTATGGGTGATCGTGCTGGTATTGATGCAAAACAATTGTATGACCGCTACGGATTACAGCTACAAAGAAACCTTCCTTCAGGGGCGGTTACATCTAGTGATACAGACACTTTAAGTGATTTAGCTGGTCAGATACTTGATACAGAAATAAGCAGCAAAGCTACAGCAAGAAGCCAAACAAAAGAAGCAAAAGTATTACTTGATAAAGTCAATGAGCTAAAAACAGCAAAACAAGAAGCAAAGGATGCAGCTAGTGACTTTGTAGAAGGTGATGGCACAACTAAACCTACTGAAGAAGAAATCAATGCTTACTACGCAGAAAATGTAGAGCCAGCAGAAGTAGCGCAGCTAGAAGCTGAAATAGAATACGAGCGATTGTTGCAGTCTAGAAACATGAGTAGTGAAAGCTCTATTGCTTCTGTACAAAGAGTGATCAATGAAAAGCTAGAAAGGATAGCAAAAATACAGGGCATAGACTTTGTTGAAGAAGCTGCACCAGGCGTTGTTGAGTCAACAGAAACAACAGTTGAACAGATAGAAGAAATCAGAGCTTACCTAGAGTCTGAGATGGGTGTTGATCTACAATCAACTACGAAACAAGAACTCATCGATTTAATTAGAAATAACTTCTACGATCCCCAGGGCAGAACACTAGAACAAGCAGCGTTTCATGGTACGCCTTTCCAGGGTGTTATCGAACAATTTTCTACTGACTTTATTGGGACAGGCGAAGGTGCTGTAGCGTATGGATGGGGTTTGTATTTTGCCTCTAAAGAAGCTGTCGCAAGACACTACATGGAAGGAGATATATTAGAAGGTGATTTGTATGTAGATGGTGAATTAATTAAGCAAGGCCATAAAGACTTTGATTTATTTGACTATGTTGAATGGCAGCCTGGAGACTCAATAGATACTTTAATAGATGCTATTTATGAAGAAAAAGCGCAACACGAAGAAAACCTTCGTTATGACGAAGAAGTATTAGAAAAACTAAGTGCTGGCGAAGAAGTTGAAAACTGGATATGGGTAGGAATGAATGAAGAAAATACTTCATTAATGCTCAAAACACCACAACAAAAACCTTGGCAAGGTGCAAGACTAGCTTCTTTCGCTGATAGCCCTATTAATGATGATCCATTTATTACAGACCAAGAATTAAATAATCGTAATCAAACTACTTTAATAGGAGGCTTGCCAAGCGCAAATGTATATCTAGTTCAATACCAGCGACCTTTTGACAGATGGGTTGTTCAAGCGCGTGGGGACACAAAAAATGATGCACTTGACGCTTATGAAGCGAGAGCGATAGAAGATACGCGAGAACAAATAGCAACGAGAGAAGTTGATTTACAAAGAACTAAAGAATATGCAGATGCATTTATAGATGTACGAACTGACTTAGGCAAAATTTATAAAGTTGATTTAAAGCCAGCAGAAGAAGATTATTTGATTTGGGACAATGAATTGAATGATCAATCTGACAAAGTTAAAAAGGTAATTAATAAGCTCATAAAGAAATACAAACTAGGAACAGCTGGCGGCCTTAATTTTGGACGAGATGTTTATAAACACATTTCTTATGTTGATGAAATTTATGCAAATTTTGAGACTAAAACAAGATGGCCTGAAAAAGAAATAGCTTCTAAGTTTCTTTTATCAGAAGGTATTCGTGGTGTTAAGTTTGCAGATGGCGCTACGCGTAACAGAGATGACATAATAGAGAAAGACTACAACTATGTCATTTTTGATGGCGCTGATGTAGAGATTACTAAGACCTTTAATCAAAGCGCAGTTGAACCTCAAGGCCTAAGAGAAGGCGAGGTCATGCATTTTCACTCTTCACCAAACATATTTGATCAGTTTGAAATTAACGAGAATCGTTTAGGTGGTACATATCCAAGCGGCATATATCATCATGGCACAAAAGCAAGAACAACAGGTTATGGAGACAACACTTACAGGATAGCTGTTGAGCTTGGCAAGGTGGGTACATATTTTCCTCATACGCCTAAAGATATTAACCAGGCAATGGAAGATAAGTATTTTGAAATCTTAATGGGAAATACTGGTGACAGAGGCCCATCCCATGAAAACTGGGTTAGAACTCAAGCAAGAAAATTCAGAGAATCAGGCAGTATGCAAGGTCGATTTACTGGTCTTGAAAAAAGAGAGGTATGGATAGCGGGTGGCTATGACACTATTAAAGATGGTCAAGACTTTATTTCGTTTCACCCTGAAGCAGTCAGAATACTAGAAGTTAACGGCAAGCCAGCTCCTCCTATGCGAGAGTTTTTTCAAAGTGCTAATGAGCCTACACTAGAAGCGTTTGTTGCTCAGAAACAAGGTGTGCCTGTTCCTGAGTCAGAACTTCTTACAACACTTTATGGCCGCGTAGAAAATGAATTACAAAGCTTGCTCGATAAAGTTAAAGGTAACGCTGAGTTATTAACAACTCGCCGACTCTCTTCTATATTTGGATCACCCAAGAAACGAAAAAACAAAGACAAGCTAGATAAGAATGTAAAGCCAATTGGTTACAAAGATTTAAAGATGATGCTGGATTGGGCTATAGCGAATGACAGTCCTGGTAATTGGTACAAAGAGTTTGGTGAAGGCTTTGCAAGTATTGTCGGTAGAGCTAACTTACAAGAAGCCTCTATTTTGTTTGGTATTACATCTGCTCAGAACGCCGCAGAAACAAACTTCTCTGACACGCTTCACCTAATGGCCCTGGCTAGACAGTTTGATCCGATAACGCAAGAAAAACAATTTAGGAATGCAGTAAGAAATACACCAAGACCTGGAGGTCAAAGACTCAAAATTACAGGCAGACAAATTGATGCTGTTGTAGATATGTATCAGACAGGAACCTACAAAGGCGGTCTTAAAGTTTCTACTTACATGCAGCTTATTAGAGCCAGGGGCCTGAATGAGTTTAATCCGTTTAGTGTCCAGGATGTTCATATGTCTAGGGTGTTTGGTTACCGATACAAAGATATAGATAAAGACACAGGCAATGTAGTGGACGCTGCTAAATTCCCAAGCTCACAAGCAATCAGATACGCTATGTGGATGACTAACAAGCTTGCTGATGAGTACGGCATGAAGCCTGACGCTGTCCAGGCTAACTTATGGTTCTATGCTAAAAAGAATTTAACACCTAAAAAGACAAGCGGTAAAAAGACTGTTGTTGGCGATGGCACTTATGAGTCTGCTGCAAACTATGCTGCTCCTGAAATCGAAGCGATACAAAGCCTGGTAGATGCTGGGACATTTGATAAAAACAACGCGCTTACTACAGCGCTAGAGACAGGTGAAAGACCAAGCTTTGAGTCAGATGTCATATCTGATCCATTTACTAACGCAGACTTTAATAATGAATTATTAGCATTAGCAGAAGCTAGAGCGCCAAGAATCTTAGTATCAAGTAACCCTGGTAACGCAAGAGGTTATGGATTTCCTGAAGGCACAACGCTAGAACAGTTAAGAGATTACAACCAGGAAGTTTTAGCAGCCATTACAGATGAAAACGGACAGATTAAGCTGCTTCGTGAAATGGGCATTGTTCATAAAGTAGGGGACACCTTTGGAACCTTTGAACGCGTAGAGCCTACCTTCGAGATTACATTCCCTGGTGAGACCTTTGAGACAGCTCAGTTTGCCTCTAAGTTGCTCGGTGAAGCTATGATGCAAGATGGAACTATTACTGAGAAGACAAGCTTTGGTGGTCAGCAGTTTGGTATAAGAGTACAGAAAGCAGACGGCTCACAGTTTAGTACAGAAGACTTAACAAAAATATACCAACAAGTTAACCCTGAACAATCAATGGACGGCCTTAACTTTACAAGGACAGGTGACGGCACAGGCCTGAAGTTTTTGGATGGTAAATATTTTGAAGATAGCAGTAAATATAGCAACAAACAATTAAAAGAATTTCAAACCCAAATCTCTGAATACTTTAGTAATGAAGGGTATAATTTAGACTTAATAGCACAGGAAAGTGAATACTATGATCACACGGAAAGAAGCAGAAGCAATCGCGAAAGAACTTGGAATCGGAGTGGCATCGAAGGACGATCCGATCTACAACGAAGCGCCATCAGTTCGCTTTATCAACCGATCCACGAAGTCTACGGCAACTGGCAAAGACGGCTCGACTTCAAGCCGCAAAACGAAACCTCAGCCCTAGCAGAACTTCTAGAGGTTAGCGAAAGCCAACTTCAAGCAGAACTACAGTCAGAAACCTACAACCAGCAACAACGAGGATCAATACAGTTTCGTTCAGGCGAAACAATCATTTCTTTATTTGAAGGAGCAGACCGCTCTACATTCTTACACGAATCAGGCCACCTCTTTTTAGAGATTATGCAAGACCTGGGTGAAGACCCAAATGCGCCTGACGCAATCAAAAAAGATTGGCAAACAACGCTAGACTATCTTGGTGTCAAATCAGGCGATGAGATAGGTGTTGAGCAGCACGAGAAGTGGGCAGAATCATTCGAGAAGTACCTCTTTGAAGGTAAGGCCCCATCTAACGAATTACGCGAAGTATTTCACAGATTTAAGCGTTGGTTAAAAAGTGTCTATCAACAGATGCAAAACCTAAATGTAGAAATCAACGATGACATTCGCGGCGTCTTTGACAGAATGTTGTCAACCTCTACAGAAATTGCACAAGCAGAACGAACCTCCAGGTTAATTCCAATGTTTGAAAGTATAGAAAATTCAAACATGACACAGGCGGAATGGAACAATTATCAAGACACATCTAACGCGTCAACCAGGCAAGCTGAAGATGCGCTCGATTTTGAGAAGATTAAGCAGCTACAAAGAGAAGACAAGAAGTGGTACAAGGAAGCATTCGACAAAGCTAAAACGCAAGTCGAAGCAGAAGTAAACGAGATGGCGGTTTACCAGGTTATTCATTTCCTACAAACAGGCGATGTCTTAACGGGTGAATTGTTACCTGATGTACAACCAATGAAGCTTGATAAGAAGGCTTTAATTGATGAGTTTGGTCAGATACTGGGTCAATTACCGAAAGGTAGAAAAATACATACAACAAAAGACGGCGTTCATCATGACTTAGTTGCTGAAATATTTGGCTTTGAGTCAGGCATTGATATGGTTGAAAAGATCATGGAAGCTAAACCACGCAAACAATTAATAGAAGAAGTTGCTAGGCAGAGACTGATGAAAGCTACTAGTGACATGCAAGTTGATCGCGCCAAGCTAGAAGAGGAAGCCATCAAAGCTGCTCACATGGCAGACCAAAGATCACGCTTACTTCACCTGGAATTAAAGTCGTTAGAGAAAAGCGCAAACATGGAAGATACGCCAGCCGCAGCAGCTCGAAATATTGCGATAGAGCGTATTTCTCGTATGAAGGTACAAGACATTCATGTCAATCGTTTCAGAGCCTCAGAAGTGGCAGCGGGACGCGCAGCATTTAAAGCACTAGCAGAACAAAAGTATGAAGAAGCAGCAAACCAAAAACGCATACAGTTACTGAATCATCATTTGTATCGTGAAGCTGAAAAGAAAAAAGCAAGAGTTGCAACAATAGTTAGATACTTTACGCGACTAAATAAACCAGCAACAAGACAAAGACTCGCAAGGGAATACATCGAGCCAATCTATGAACTGTTTGAACACATTGAGTTTAGAGCGGTATCGAAAAAAGAAAGAGAACAAAGATATAACTATGCTGCTTTAGTTGAAAGAGAAACAGAAGCGGGTAACGAGGTTGTGTTGACAGATGAAATTAAAACTTTGTTATCAAAAGCGGGCCAGGTTAACTACAAAGACCTAACCTTTGGTGAGTTAGAGAATGTTTATGAAGCCGTTAAAAATATTGAAACGATTGCCAGGCTAGAACAAAAAGCCTTAGACGAAGAGTCGAAATTAAACTTCTTAGAGACTGTAGATGAAATGGTTACGGCAGCTGATGAAATTGAAAAAAGAAATAAAGATGTACCTGACTTTACCGAGGGAAAACTTAAAACAATTAAAGAAGGCTGGAATGAATTTCATGCAGCGCATGACAAGATTGAGTATGTACTAGAGTCAATGGACAATTTTCAAACCAACGGCATTTGGTGGCGAAATATGTTTAAGCCTTTAGCAGATGCGGGTGATCGTGAAATGGAAATGAATGAGCAATTCATTGATCGAATGAAAACAATCATGCTAGATCGCTACACAAGAAAAGAGCGCAACGCCTGGAACAAAAAACTAAAAACAAGAGTCGGCACATTTAACAAGAAAAACATTTTAGCAATGGCCCTTAACTGGGGTAATGAAGAAAACAGAACAGCACTTAAAGAAGGTTTTAAAAACAAGAAAGACTTTGAAATAACAGATGCTGACATAGAGCAAATGCTTGATGATCATATGGAGCAGCGAGACTGGGATATGGTACAAGACATTTGGATTATGATTGACGAGCTATGGCCTGAAGTTGCTGCGTTGCAAAAAGAGTTGACAGGGCTTGTTCCTGAGAAAGTTGTTCCGACACCATTCGAGACTAAGTTTGGAACGATGCGTGGCGGTTATTATCCACTAAAGTTTGATCATAAATTCGATACAAAACAACGAAAGGATGCAGACAAACAGGCTGCTGAAGAGTTATTTGAAAACATTTCAACGAGAGCAGCGACTAGAAAAGGACACACAAAAGAACGCAAAGGATCAGGCGGAAGATTTGTTCGTTTAGATTTAGATGTGTTGTCTGAGCATATGCATGATGTGATTCATGATATTACGCACAGAAAAGCAATACTGTATGTTAATCGATTATCTAAGCAACCTGAAATACAGCGATCTATCAAAGAGGTATTAGGTTCAGAAGTCAACGCACAAATTACACCCTGGCTTAAATCTATTGCAGCACCTGAACCAAACTATCATGGCACACTAGAAAGAATGGCTAACTGGACTAGACACTCAGCCACGATTGTAGCTATGGGATTTAAAGTAACAACAGCTATGGTTCAGCCGATGGGTTACTCGCAGTCTGCTGCTTACTTAGGAGAAGAGTGGTCAGGTAAAGGTTTATCTACTTTTTATAAGAACCCTACAACAAACAGACAACTTATTCTTAAAAAGTCTGTCTACATGAGAAACCGAAGCAAGACCTTAGATCGTGATGTCAGAGATTCTGTCAGAAGAATTGCAAACGGCGATTCAAAAATGAAAGATATGCAGTCAAAGTATTTTTACTTTATTGGTTTAATGGATATGACTGTATCGCTACCTACCTGGCAAGCTGCCTACATGAAATCAATTTGGGAAGGCATGTCTGAAAAAGATGCTATTGCTCAAGGTGACTCAGCAGTTCGTATGACCCAGGGTAGTGGTGAAATGAAAGATATGGCGAACATTCAAAAAGGAACGCCAGTATTTAAATTGTTTACGCAGTTCTATTCTTACTTCTCTGCTTACTACGGCGCATCAAAAAGAACAGTACAAATGAGAATGAGAAACGAGATCAGCACTTGGCAAGCATTTAAACAGTTTGCCTGGTTAACTATTCTACCCGCAGTCTTAACAGAGCTGATGTTAGGTAGAGGCCCTGACGAAGAAGATGATGAAAACTTTTACCTGTGGGGAGCTAAAAAGATTGTTGAGTTTCCATTCATGGGAATGGTCGGTGTCCGAGACTTTGTTAGCGCAATCTTTAACCCGCAGTTCGGCACAGCGCTGCCGTACACAGATGTATTAGATTCTATTATTGCGTTTGGTGGAGCATGGGGTGATTTAATGAGTGATGACGAGTTCAATAATACAGACATAAAAAATATTATTGTTGGCCTAGGTTACATCTTAAAACTGCCAAGCAGACAGATCGCAAACATGGAAGAACATTTGTACGAAGTCTTTGCAGAAAACGAGGACTTTTCTTTGTTTGAACTACTCGTAAAAGTTGATAGAGATGACTAACGAAAATTAACTTGCAAAAACTATGCAACAATTAAAACATAACCAAAAGGGCATGAAATGACTATATCCACAACTACGACTAAGAACCAGCATAATGGTAATGCTAGTGCTACAACCTTTGCCTATAACTTTAAGATTTTAGATCAATCGCATCTTGAGGTAATTAAGACCAATGCTTCAGGTGTTGACACAACACTAAGTATCACAACGCACTATACAGTCTCAGGGGTAGGTGCAGACTCAGGGTCTATCACATACCCAGTATCAGGCTCACCTTTAGCATCAGGTGAAAAAATAACGATAAGACGAAAACAGGACTTCTTACAAGCAACAGACTTACAGAACCAGGGTGGTTTTTTTGCAGAGGTTCACGAAACCGCATTTGATAAACAAACACAGTTTGCTCTTCAGAATCAGGAAGAGTTAGACAGAACATTAAGAGGCCCAGTCACAGACCCAACAAGCTCTGATATGACCTTGCCAAATAAAGACACCAGGAAAGGAACAGTTCTAGGCTTTAACGCTACCTCAGGAGACCCTGAAGCGGGGCCTAAAATAGCAGATGTATCTACCCTGGCATCTATCACAGCAGACATCGCAACGCTTGCTGATATTGAAGACGGAACCGATGCTACTGATGCGATTCAAACAGTCGCTGGTATTTCGTCAAATGTAACTACTGTTGCTGGTATATCATCTAATGTCACAGCGGTCGCGGGTAACGCAACAAACATTAACGCGGTCGCAGCAGACGCCACAGATATTGGCGTAGTCGCGGGCAAGGCTACAGAAATAGGTAGGCTAGGCACATCAGACGCAGTCGCGGATATGGCTATCCTGGGAACCACAGATGTGGTCGCAGATATGAACACACTTGGCACAGCAGATGTAGTAGCCGACATGAACACGCTAGGTACAGCTGATGTTGTAAGTGATCTTAATACTTTAGGTACGGCAGATGTTGTTGCTGATATGAACACTCTAGCATCATCAAGCAATGTTACTAACATGAATACTCTAGCGGGTATCTCATCAAACATTACGACTGTTGCGGGCATCTCAAGTAATGTAACGGCTGTTGCTGGAAACGCTTCTAATATTAATGCGGTTGCTGCGGACGCTACAGACATAGGTGTGGTTGCTGGTAAAGCGACAGAGATTGGAAGATTAGGTACGGCGGATGCGGTAGCTGACATGGCTATCTTAGCTACGACTGATGTTGTTGCGGATATGAATACGCTTGGAACCTCAGATGTGGTATCCGATATGAACACCCTGGGTACTGCCGATGTAGTCTCAGATATGAACACCCTGGCTACATCAGACATCGTAAGCGACATGAACACCCTGGCTACAAGTTCTAATGTAACCAACATGGACACAGTCGCAACAAACATTGCTAATGTGAATACTGTTGCTGGGTCAAACACGAATGTAGGCACAGTCGCTACTAACATTGCGAATGTAAACACAACAGCCGCAAACATTGCTGGAGTTAACAGTTTTGGTGAAAGATACAGAGTCGCAAGCTCTGCGCCAACAAGTGATCTCGATGAAGGTGATTTATACTTCAACACTAGCACAGATGTTTTGTATTACTACAATGGTTCTGCCTGGGTACAGATAGCAAACTACACACACCCTAACCATAGTGGCGAAGTGACATCGACAGCAGATGGCGCTACAGTAATTGCTGGAAATGTTGTTGATGAAGCTAACTTAAAAGTCAGCAACGCACCAACGAATGGTTACTTCTTATCAGCTCAGTCAGGAGCCACAGGTGGTATGACCTGGGCAGAAGTAGACGCACTACCATCACAGTCTAGTAATAGTGGAAAGTATCTTACAACAAATGGTTCAGCAGCTTCCTGGGCAGTTTTAGATACGGACGCTAACACAACAACTAAAGGTTTGTACGAACACGCTCACACCATAGCAGCTAACTATAGCATAACAAGTGGCAACAATGCTTTAACTGCTGGGCCGATAACGATCAACTCAGGGGTTTCAGTTACGATTCCAACGGGTTCAACTTGGATAGTAGCATAGGAGATATATGTCAAAAATAAAACTCACAGGTCACGCTTCAGGAACAGGGGTACTAACTGTAACTGCTCCGAATACGAGTACAGACAGAACGATAACATTACCCGACACAACAGGTACTCTGTTAGATGAGAACTCTAGCGTACCAGCAGCTAACTTAACAGGCACAGTTGCAGATGCTAGGATTTCAGCTCTAACAGCTTCTAAATTAACTGGTGCTTTACCAGCGATTAGTGGTGCTAGTTTAACAGCTATTCCAGCAGCAAATCTTACAGGTTCTTTGCCTGCGGGTATGGGTGGAAAAATATTGAGTTATGCTGCTGGACAAATTCAAATGACTAGTAATATATCTCATTCAGGTTCTTGCGCAATAACAGCTACTGGAGTCACTTTTTCTATAACTTCAACTGTAACAAATTCAAATTTTATAATTGACGCTTCAGGATGGACTCCACACATTAATACTGCTCCTTCAGGAGGTAATACTGGTTCTGCTCAATGGTTATATAGAAAAGTAAATAGTGGAAGTTATTCTAGTGCTACTACTTATCCTGTTTATAGTCGTTATATAAATGGTAACGCAGCTTACAATTGGGATGAAGATACAGGTCATTGTCATGTTTATGATAGTGCTTTAACACATACTGCTGGGGATACAATAACCTATCAATTTTATGTTCAAGCATACAATTGTGGTGATACGGGATATTTTAATCACTTAGGTGGTGGTAGTTCAGGCAGCGATGCTTTGACACTTAATTGGACAATTTTAGAAGTTAATTAGGACATACTTATGATTACAATAATAGACGCAATAAAATCATTAACACCTAACGCAGTATGGACTTTACCATTAGATGGAGTAGTAATATGGAAGTCTGATGATATTGTACAACCTACTCAAGCAGAAATTGATGCTGAAGTAATTAGACTTCAAGCAGTCTACGACTCACAAGAATACGCAAGAAAACGCAAAGCTAAATACGATGCGTTAAATCAATTTGAATTAATCAGCGATGATTCTATTAATGGCACGACTACACACAAGGATGCCATAGTAGCAATTAAGTCTGAGTTTCCAAAACCATAGGAGTAACGAATGGCAATAACGATTAGTGGCGGTGGAATTACAACCAACGAAATACTAGACAACACAATTACTGCTAGTGACATTAACTCAGCAGTAGAGTTAGGTGGTCCAAGTCTAGGTGCTTCGAGTGTGATTAGAACCAATGCCCAAACAATAAGCGAGAACATAACCATTGCTTCTACGAGTAACGGTATGAGTGCTGGGACCAATAACAATCGCTGATGGCTACACAGTCACAGTCAACGGAAACTGGAGTGTGGTATGAGTACATTAGAAGTCAAAGCGATACAAGCACCTAGTGGTTATGATTTGGATATGCCAGCTGGAGCAATATTACAAGTTGTTCAGTCTATTAATACAACTTTTTTAAATACTACTTCAACTAGCTTTGGAGATACTGGATTAACTGCAACAATAACTCCAAAGTTTAGTTCTAGCAAAATTATGGTTATTATAAATGGTCACGGATTTAGTCAAAATGGAAGCGGAGCGCAACCAGAATTAGCTTTACACGGCAGAGGAAGTATATTGGCATATTATTTAAGACCAACATTTGTTACAAGTGGAGCTACCTTTTCTACAGGTTCTTGTGCTATTAATTATTTAGACAGCCCAAATAATACAAGTGCTAATGTTTATAAATTGCAAATTAGAAACAGAGGAAGTAGTGATTCAGTTCGATTTAATGATTATCACACAGGTTCAGAAAGGTCATCATCAAGTATTACACTTATGGAGGTAGCGGGCTAATGGCATCAAAAATTAAAGTAGACCAAATACAAACCGCAGATGGCTCAGGAACAATTGCTCTCCAAAATCAGCTATCGGGAATGACATATGCAAGTCTGCCAACTGGCAGTATGGTTTCCTACCATTCAAGTGTTTTAGCTACTACCAACGGAGTTACTTTCAATAGTGGAGATTACGCAGATTCGGGTTTAAGTATTACCTTGACACCAAAAAGCACATCAAGCAAGTTTGAAATTATTATTCACGGAGCAACAGAAATGAATAATAACAATTCCCCAGGGCATTCAGGACAAGACCACAGAATACTTAGAGATTCAACAATGATTGTAGCTGGTCGATGGAATGAATATATGAACCCTAGTTGGGCATCAAGTGATTTTTATCCTTGGCTTAATATTGTTCATATTGATTCACCAAATACTACTTCTTCAGTAACTTACAAGTTTCAAGGAAGAAAATATTCAGGATCTAACAATAGCTGGAAGTTTGGTATGAACACGGGCGGTACAGCTTTCGCCCATATGATAATTAAAGAAATTTTATAACAGGAGTAAGAAATGGCAAATGAGATGACAACAGTCGATGCCCTTCAATCTTTAAAGCCAGGAGCTGAATGGGTATTGAGAGGTGACGAATTAGAGTGGTTGGACAGTAAACAAACTGAACCTACCCAATCACAAATAGACGCAGAGGTTACAAGACTGCAAGGTGTCTATGATGGTAACGCATACCAAAGAACAAGGGCAACAGCTTATGCAGAAATCAAGGAACAGTTAGATCAACTGTACCACGATATGACTGCTGGTAAGTTAGATGCAACAGGTGAGTGGCACAAAGCAATTAAAGCTGTGAAAGACGCAAACCCTAAACCATAGGAGTAGTAAATGCCAACAGAGATTAGTGGCTCAACTGGAGTCAACAAGATACAAGACAACACGATTGTCAATGCTGACATAAATAGTAGTGCTGCTATTGCTGGTTCAAAAATTAGTGGTAGTTTTGGAAAAGTGTTACAAGTTATTAATGCAGTTGACACAGGTGAAACCTCAACTACTTCAGGTAGTATGGTAGATACTGGTTTAACAGCAACAATAACACCTTCTGCAAGTTCTAGTAAAGTATTAATAAAAGTAGGGATGAATTTTGGAGTAACTGGTACATCAGCTGGTATTGGCTCTCGTCTTATGAGAGGGTCTACTTCAATTCAAGGTGCATCAGAAAAATCAGATGGACACGGTGCTGGTGAAACTAGCTATCACGAAGCGTGGATAGCGTTTGATTATTTAGACTCTCCTAACACAACTTCAGCTACAACATATAAGATGCAAATGAAAACCCCTTCAGGTGGCACTATTTTTACAAGCATTGATGGTAATGTTTCTACAATAACACTTATGGAAATAGGAGCTTAATATGTCAACAATAAAATCAAGTGACGAACATCTAACACTAAACGCTGATGGTTCTTCTAAGGATATAAAGTTCCAAGCCAACGGAGTAGAGAAAGCAAGTATCAGTTCTGCTGGTGCGTTTACTTCTACTACAATTGATGCGACCAAGCTGACAGGAGCGTTACCAGCCATATCGGGTGCTGCTTTAACAGGAGTTGGAGTAGCTGGTATCTCGTCTAGTGCTGATGCTACTGCTATAACAATTGATTCGAGTGAGAATGTAGGAGTTGGCAAAGCCTCGGCACTAGGAGCAACACTACACATAGACCCAGCTGCAAATGTAACGACATCTTACGGTTCACCTTTAGTAAAAGTAGGTGGCGATAATAGTTGGGCTGGAAACGGAAGTATTTATTCTATTGGTTTTGGATATACCAACGGTGCTACCGTAAAAGCTCCTGTAGAAGTTGGAATGGTAACTACAAGTGCTTCAGGTGTTACTAACGGTTCTTTTGTTGTTGCTACAAGAGATGGAACTACAGATGCAGCACCAGCAAAAAAACTAGAAATTACAAACGATGGCAGAGGCTTGTCACAGTTTACTGGAAAGGCTTGGATTAACTTTGATGGCACAGGAACTATAGCTACTAGAGATTCACATAATGTCAGCAGTATTGCTGATAGTGGTACGGGCAATTATCAGGTTAATTTGACTAATGCTATGGCTAGCACTAATTTTTGTGTTACATCATCTAATAACGATTGGAATGCGACAGCAGCAGCTTATCCAGCTACCACCAGCCAAATACAAATTTGGGTAGAAAATGGTAATGCTAACGCTGATACTAGCATTATTGAAGCATTAGTTTTTGGAGATTAAGATATGAGATTAATATATGACAATAGTGGAGTTGCAGCAGTAATAATACCAGCTTCTAAATTCTTAGCACAGCTAGAAGGAACGCTAGAAGAAAAGCTAATACACATAGCTAACAAAGATTTACCTACTGGCACTAAGTACGAAATCATAGCTGACTCAGTTGACTTGTCTGACAGAACATTTAGAAATGCTTGGACATATACTGCTGGTTCTGATGAAAAGACTTCAGCAGATTTATCTGACGAGGACAAACTTAAATACAACCAAATGACACAAAAGGAGTATGACGATGCCAATCCAAGTTGATATAACTAAAGCTAAAGTCATCACTAAAGACAGACTTAGAGCAGAAAGAAAACCTCTGTTAGAGGAACAAGACATTCTGTTTATGAAGGCACAAGAAGCTGGCTCAGATACTTCTGCTATTGTGACAGAGAAACAAAGGCTCAGAGATATTACAAATCAAGTAGATAGTATGACTACGACTGATGAATTAAAGGCAGCTAAAGTAGAAGCCTAATGTCTGACAGACTGCGTAACAATGTAATAGCTGGGTTTATAGTCTTAGCATTTTGGATCATATCCTTTTCGACTATGGCCGCAGACCCTATTGTTTCAGAGTCAACTGTAACAAGTAATGGGACGCAAACGACTAAGGTGGAATCGCCTCCACCTTCAGCCATCGCAAGCCAAATTACTAGTAGCAGTACAGATTTTTTATGTTCTGTTTCTGCAAGTGGAGCAGTACAAACACAGATATTTGGACTTAGCCTGGGAGGTATGCACGAAGACGAACTGTGCCAAACCCTACAGCTCAGTCACGCTTTATACAACATGGGAATGAAGGTCGCTGCAATCAGCGTTCTCTGTGAAAATCCTATCGTTTTTCGTAGTATGGCGCATGCTGGATCCTACTGCCCTTATGAGGGCTTATTATCAGATGAGGCTAAAGCAGCCTGGGAAGTACATAGCGACAAAATACCAGTACCTGAGGAAGAAAATGAAGCAACTGCAAAAGAGAAGCGCGAGCAGATTATCAGTCTTATGGGGACTGTTGCTGCTGCCTTTGTGTTCTTTTAGTTATAGCTATACTTTTGGCTATACAAGTAATGCTGCCTCAGGAGCTAACACCTGGGGTATGACTTCTCCTGTTCTTGGCGTTAGTGTCCAGGAAGGGCTTGATATTAGTGGTGTTATTTATACTTACAATCCGATCAAGGAAGTAGGTGATAACTTTACAGTAACAGTTCAAAACGAGAATGCTGCTGGCAATGGATACATATTCCAGGACACCGAAGATTTTTCAGGTAAGCATCCTATAAGAATTAGAAAAGTCTTACAACTTCCTTATATACCTATTGAGAATTTCGGTCAAGGGTCTATTGCTACAACAGGCACAGGAAGTTTAGAAGATGAGTCTGTTATTTATATGTATCGGTTTGATGAATGCCGAATTCCAACTGATCCTAGTTGTCCTAACTATATTCCACCAATACCACCTCCAATCGAAATATACGATGCGTTGGATGATGACTCAGTTAAGTTAGCCTCAAAAGAAACAGATAAAGATTTATTTGAAGACAAAGAAACAAGTGAACAAGAAGACAAAGACGAGGAAGATAAAAACAGATTGGAAGCAATGCTATCTGTTACTGAAAATGCTTTAACGCTTGCTAATGGTTTAACACAATCAAGTCTTATTACTGCAATGAATTCTGTTGTAAATATGGACTCTTATTATATTGCTCAAATTCCTAGCAAAGTTTATAGAGAAACTATTGTCTTGAAAGACCAGGGCATATCCGACAATCGAAAAGTATTACGAGGTCTATCAAACGATAGGCTACATCAAACAATGATAGAGGAGCAATACAACAAATGAAGAAACTAATAACACTATTTTTAGCCATTGGGCTAACAGGGTGTGCTTTGTTAATGCCTAAAGAAGCAGCAGCAAACACAAATATAAGTGGCACAGTTGAGTCGAGATGCGAAGTCGTGACAGACATCCCAGGTTACTTCGGTAACCCAAATGCTTATACCCTCACAACTCTGCCCGCATCAAATGGCCAAATTCCAAAGATAAGGATTACATCAACGCTCGCAAACGCGTACAAGGCTATCGTCAGTTATCCCACATCTTTTTCAAGTAGCCCAAGCTTATCTAATAGTGTGACCTGGACAGGAGCCGTAGCTATAGCATCAGCCTCATCTTCAGATATGAGCGGATACCAGGCTGCTTCAACTGTGACGAATAACGGCGCTATGAGAACTTATTTTTTGACTCATGCTGGAACAATGTATGTGACAGTTGCATCACAAGCAATTTATAACGGAAACAAGGCTTTCCCTGGTGGTCAGTATGTTGCAGTAGCAGAGGCCTCGTGCGTAGCTCAGTAGCATTATTGTTATTACTATGCGGTAGTGTAGCAGCTCACGATATGCGGCCAACATACCCTAGTTGGGGTATTAGCCACATTGCAGATGTAAAGCACACACGCATGGAACTTTTTAATAAACGATCAGATGTGGAATGGTATGAGATTGGTGTCTTTGATATTAATTGGAAGCCTCTTCCATTTGTGACTAGATATAAAGTCATGCAGATTGACTACTTATCTAATGTGAAGTTTGATGTTTATATTTCTGAGGCTAATTCTATAGCTGCTGAATATATATGTTCTGTATCAAAAATAAAAGCTAATGAAAATAATACTCCACTTGTCTCTTCTAGAATCTGTTCGAGGTTTAAGTGAATTGGTTAAGGTACGCTCTACTATTGCTCTGTACACAAACGATGGCAGAAAGTAATTCAATGAGCTTATCCTTGCCAAGTGCCAGCTCAAGTAATGGACAAGACAGCGTGAAAATGGAACAGATGCAATGTGCTAATTCTGTATCGGGAGGAACACTATTTGAAATGGGAATTACAGGTGTAATTAATAATGTAACTGCTCCGATTATTGGCAAAGACGATTTGAATAATCCGCAGACAAAAGACCTCGGCTTGTATGCTCGAATAATCATACCAATCGATGGGCCAGCAGAACGAGTCAACTGCAATTCGCTCTATCAATTAATGCTTCAGAAGCAGCGCCTTGAAATGACCAAGCTACGCCAGGAAATAAACCTATTAAAAGAAATGCAAAACTCAACTTCATTTGAAAACTAATGGCTGACTTAGAAGAAATTGTAAGACAAGGCGAAGGCATAAAAGACAGGAAGCTCAGGCTGTTTGGGATGCGTGTAAGTGGAGCCAGTATTATGGGCTTGTTTGCATTACTCTCAACGCTCGTAGGTTCGCTATATGGAGGCTTTCTTTTATATCAAAAGGTTGAGTCCCTGGCTGCATTAGACCTGGGCAGTATCAGCGCAGCAATGGAACAAACATCTAGTGATTTAGATAGGGTAGGTGAAGACATCTCAGCTATTAAGGTGGAGCTTAAAAAAGACATGAGCGACCTTCGCAGCGGTCAATGGTCACTTGAGTCAAAAGTAGATAACAAACTGCAATCAGTAGACGCAAAGATAACAGCATTTGATCAAAAAGTTGACGCTAAATTTACTTCATACGATGACAAGTTATTTAAGTTTGAAAACAAAGTAGATAAAACAAGAGAAGACTTAATGAAAAGAATACAACAAAGCCTGGACAATCCATTGGCATATTAAAGGAAACATTATGGATGAAAGATTAAAAGTATTGGAAAGAAGAGTTGATCACCATCATCAACAAATATCAAAGCTCTTTTCTAAGGTGGATGAAACAAATCAGAACATACAAAAGATAATGAACATACTAACTCAGATTCGTTATTTTCTGTACGGCGGGTTCGCGTTTTTTGTCGCGACAGAAGTAGGCTTTTTACAGGCACTACAAATACTATGATGAGAGGTTTATTATGATAAGTTTATTAACAAGTGTAGCACCAATAGCCCTGGGCTTTTTTGGCAAGCTATTTGCAATGAAACAGCACGCTAACAGCGAACAACAAAAATTAATGATTCAAGCAATGCAAGCTCAGAATCAATCTATCAACCAGGCACGACAAATGGCAGCTAAAGAAAGTCCGTTTGCTGCAATGAATAGAAGAATAATTATCCTGGTCATCCTGGGACTATTAGTAGCTATCCAGTTTGCGCCATTAGCTGGACTAGATACAGTCATTCCAACAGTTAAAGAAGGAGTCTCAATACTAGGCATTAAATTGACATCAGATGTAACAACCTATGAGACTGTAACAGGTATGGTCAAGAACGCCGAGGTTTATGCCTTCGCAGAAATGATCATTAGTTTCTTCTTCGGAGCCGCTTTAGCCCGTCCTAAATAGGAGGCATTATGCTACATTTATTAGAATACTGTAATTCAGATTCGCAGCGCACAAGAGTAAAACTATATAACGAATTAGGAACAGTAGAAAAGGTAGCGTCATCATTAGGCGTATCTCATCAAGCTGTATCTAAATCGATACGATTAGTTAAGAAGAGAGCTGCGGCTAGAGGAATAGCACCTGAGGCTAATATGTCTCACCTGGCTGGTGAAGGTTTTAATGTCAAAGGCGTGTCTACTTTGTATGGTGATGATGGCCAGGTCAAAGTCCAATGGGTTAAGACACAGAACCAGGGCTACACTCCTGAAGAGATTGCTGAAGCCTTCAACGAATCCCTGGCGGACTTTACAGCTTGTCCAATTAAAGCTCCAAGAGAAGTTGATGCTGACTTACTAAGCGTCTATCCGATGGGTGACCCACACATAGGAATGCTGGCACATAGAGATGAGAGCGGTGAAGATTTTGATCTTAAGATTGCTACTCGTGACTTACAGAGAGCTACTAAAGCCCTGGTCGATAGAAGTCCAGCATCAGAGAATGCGCTAATACTTAACCTGGGAGATTTTTTTCACTCTGATAATCCAAGCAACAGGACTGCAAGAAGCGGCAATGCCCTGGATGTTGATGGTCGATGGTTTAAAGTATTAAATGTCGGAATCGATTTGATGATAGAGCTTACAGTCTCAGCTCTAGAAAAACACAAACATGTGACAGTTAAAAATATCATTGGCAACCATGATGACACATCGTCAATAATGCTTTCTGTTGCAATGGAAAAATACTTTCGTAATGAAGACAGAGTCACTATCGATGTACAGCCATCTAAGTTTTGGTATTACACTTTTGGTGATGTCTTGATTGGTTCAACACATGGAGACACATCCAAGCCTGAGAAGCTCCCAGGAATTATGGCAGCTGACAAACCTAAAGAGTGGGGCAATGCGGAATACAGATACTGGTACACAGGTCACATTCATAACAGACAAGCGATGGAGTTTCCTGGTGTAGTTTGGGAATCATTTAGAACCCTGGCTGGTAAGGATGCCTGGCACGCTGGAGCTGGCTATCGTTCAGGCAGAGATATGAGTTGCATAATTCATCACAAAGAGTATGGAGAGATCGGTCGAAACACAGCGTCCCTTAAATTAGTAAGAAGCGCATAAATAAAAAGTGGAAAAAAAGTGGAAAAACTGAGAGGAATCTATTGGTATTTATTGCCGTTTTTGTTCCACTTCTGAAATAAGAATGCTTTAGGAATAGGGTTTGCATGG